ATAATTTTTGTTCTTCAAGTAGAGATTTTAGAGCAAAACAACCCTGTCTCTTTACTTGCTTAGTCATTCTAACACCGCGCTGGGTCTTTGTACCAAAACCGGGTGATAGATATTGCTTTAAAGCGGTCTTTACAGTAGTCAGAATATTATCATACTCTAACTCCATGTGTAGAATATCGGCCACCTGTTGGCCGATATCATTGATTTCAACAAGAATATATGCCTTGTTGTATTCGTTACCCACTTTAGCTACGATGTTAGGAAACAACATCGGAGCAATTTTATTATCACGATACTTAGCAACCAGTCTATATGGCGCTTCGGTAACATCTAACAGTGTGAAAGCAGAATAGTCTCCACCTACACCTCTTGCCGTGTCTACACCCATAGCATAGATGTGGCCGTCGATGGGTTCTTCAAAAATATCCAGACCATCTCGTGTGTGAATAGGATCAATAGAACTCATTGCACCCAAAGTCTTAGCTGAGACAAGAGTGTTGCTTGAACCAAGAAACTCACAAAGAACTTCTTGGTTGAACTTTAGTTCTCCCAGTAAGCGAAGTTGTTCTTCTGCCCATGCTTCGTCTCTACCAGGAATTCTATGATAAGGAATAAACATAGGCACAAAGCCGTTGTTTCCTTTTTCAGCCTCATTCCAGAATTTCCAGAAGTGATTGTAGCCCAGCGGTGTAGAGGTCAGAAGAATCTTAGTTGTCTGACCCGCGGAAATTGTAGGATAAACAGAAGCAAAGAATTGTTCTGCGACGGTGTTTGGAATAATTGCCGCTTCGTCAATGTATAGCCAGTTAACAGACTTACCACGAATACCAGAAGCAGTTGTAGCAGCGGTGAAAATCTTAGAGCCGTTTTCCAGCTCTACGTCACCCTTGTTCCATGTCTTAACACCTTGTTGCATCCATAGCGGCAAGTTTTCATACATACCCTGATAACGAGCCATAACTTCGCGGGCAGCAGCCGTCTTGTTGGCCATGATAGCCACTGTCTTACTGTCTTGAAAGAGAGTATACCAAAGAATACATGCCGCAGAAGTAATAGTCTTACCCTGCTGGCGACCTTCCATGAGAATTGCTTTACGATTCCCCAGAATATGTTTTACTTTTTCTTTCTGACAATCATACAACTTAAACAACTGGAGTCCATAATCCAGTGTAACAATCATACAGTAATTTTCAATGAAGTAAATAGGATCTTCCTGGCATTTTTCGATTTCTGCCAGTTGTTCAAATGTAAAGTTGTGCTTATGACCGATCGGCTTTAAGTTAATATTACCGTGGTACGAGGATTCCTCACTCATGATCTATTACTTTAGCTCTCTCTGCTTTCAAGGCTTTGAGTAAATCAGATGTAGAACCAGAAAAGATGATATTGTTTTGAGTATCAATGCTCTGTTTCTTGGGTTCTTCTTCTCGTAGTCTCTTTTTCTTGGACTGCAAATCAAGAAGGTCTTTTGCAGCATCGCCCGTTGTTTTAATCAACTGGCCGACAACTTCATATGCGCGAGGACTATCACTTGCAAGAGCGACATTCAACATACCTTCGAGTGCTTGTTGGCTGGTACCAATCAAATCGTTTAGTTTTTTTCTTGCGACAAGATAGTCATCTTCGATATCATCACCCGTAGATATGATTTCTGGTACCAAAGGTTTCTCAACTACAGTTGGTACTTGGTCTTTTTGGTTAAGAACTTCGTCCATGTGAGTGCCAAAGATGGCATCTAATTTGTCGTATTGGTTACTCGAATGATTCATCAAATTGCTCCACATAACTCCAATCATCAAGATACGAAGCATCTTCAGGTGTGTATGTCACTTGGTATTTAACTTTTTCTAAATTACCCTCTTTGGGATCAAGATTGGCATATGTATTGGCGATTGCAGTTTTAATATAACCCTGCATATCAACTGGACCATAGAAATTCAATCCAAGATTGAAGGTTAAATTCCATACAATCGATTGTCTTTGCGTGAACTCGCCTTCGTAATTATCTTCAAATGAAACATTTTCAAGAATAATTTGCAAGTCTCTTTTAATTCCCATTTCAGGAATATCAGTGATAGTCACATTGAAATCAGGATTAAAAAATGGTAAAATTTGTTCAATGATTTGAAGGCCGTCATCCTGGTTCTTCGTTATAATGAACAAAGATATTGCCAAAGTATATGGTGTGCTAGTGTATTGAACTCTTACTTTATCAGGATCATCACCAACACCAACTGCTATATTTTTAGTAAGAATATTTAATTTCTGTTGTGGGTTATATTGAAGACCAGTAATCTCGAACCCAATTCTAGGTAATGTGATTGCAACCGACGCAGGATCATTTCCAGGTACCGCAGCAACTCTTGCTAGAAACTTATCTTTAGGTCCGTATGCGAGAGGCACTCGAATGGACTGAGCCACTTCACCTGCAGAGTTTTTACGCTCTACGGTTAGCTGATTGAATATCGTTCCAAAGGCAATAATAGCTTTACGAATGTGCTGGTGATAGAAGTGTTGTTTCAAAAACATTATGTTATCGTCCTTACTTGAACTTCACCGAATGGATTAAACGCGGTAAAATCTAGGAACTCTGCCGCCGCATCTTCAAAATCATTAGTCTGATCCAGAGGATCAACGTTTGATGTGCCACTTTCTTGTAAGATGATGGAGTCGCTGGTATTTGATAGAACATAATCACCAGACTGCATGATAAGTTGCCAATCATAAAGGTCTTGAGTTAGACCATCGGTAATACCATCGATTTCTTCAAGACCAGTATCAATGGTTTCAGAACTAAATTCGAATACCTGACATGACATTTTATATGTATAAATTTTTCCCAACTGGTAGAAAGGATTTAGAAAGTCCACATAGTTGATTTGAAAGAATGTCTTTGTCTTAGGAAAGAACAGTAAATCGCCTTCTGCTGGACGCTCTGGCAACTGCAAATTTTCTGCATTTCTACCAACAGATTCTTCCCAGCGGCGTCTCGCAACAACAAACGTTGCGGTCGATCTAAACTCAAAGCCAAACTTTGTTAGTAACTCACCTTGACCTTCGAAGCCTTCTGTGTTTTCAAGATACATTTCCAATGGATATGCTTGGGTAAAATATGATAGCGCATCTTCATATAGAATTTCGTCTTTGTTTGCTATCGTTCTTGGAAGATAGTAGACATCATGTCCATAAATCTTCATACTTTCGATAACAAGGTCCTCCAACAAACGTTGTTCGTTTGTTGTACCCGATGTATTTCCTGATTGAAAGTAGAAGTTAGTTGGCATGATATTAGCCCACCATAAAATCGACTGGCAGTTCCGAACTTAGCTGCATGTCTCGTTGTATCATTCTAATTTCCTCGACGGCTTCATCATAGACCTGCTGGCCATTCATGACGATACCACCGGGCAATTGCATACCACCAAATTTTTTCATGTTGTCTCCCCACTGCTTTTTAATCAAAGCCGTGGCATACTCTTTTAAGAATCTATCGTCATAGACTTGAGTGAATGTATTTGGGTCAACAATTCGATAGCATTCAACGATGATAAAATCACCTGGTTCAAATACATCTTTCCAATTACAGTGAATTTCTAGCTTATCGGTCTTACGATTGTATGCAAATGATCTATCGCCAACCAGAAGCATATCTAACATTGACAAGTATTGTTTCATCTGAGTGAAATAAATCATGTCCGCAGATAATAGGTTATACATATCATTCATACGGAACTGATAGATAACGTCAAACATATTGTTTGCATTATTCATACCAGAGCTTGGACCATTTACTGGCAACACTCTTATTACGCCGATAACGGCATCAGAAATGGATACATAACCATTCTCAATATCACCTGGTGTATAGAAATTGCTTGTTGCAACTAAAGCGCGACTAAAGCCCGAAGTTTCGCCGGTAAGTGTTTCACCCGCAACAAAAGCGCCGCTAACTTTACTAGCAGTTATTACCACTCCATTGATTGATACAATTCTACATGATGCACCAGATGTGGCGCCTACAAGAGTTTCGCCAACTTCAAATGAGGGAGGTGAAAGACCAGAAAATCGTAGAGTTGCACCTGTAATTTGTTGCGGGAGATAAATTCTCTCGACTCCATCAAAATGAAACTCTTGAAAATACTGTAATGCATCATCGATGCGATCTTCTACCTGATCTTCATCGACGTTAATTTCAATTACTGGAAACCCGAGTCTGCGCAAACAGTAATCGATTAAACCTTGTCTTGATGAAATTGCCATATCTTGTCCTCTTTGGACTATTTATAATGCATTATCACTTGACATTAATGGCGTCATCTGGTTTTCTATATTTAACCATTTGTGTAATGGGCAATTCGCACTCGCCATTTTAATTTTTAATGGCATAATACAACCACATTCTCTGCAGGTTTTTAATACAGTAAATGATGGACAGATTTTGCAAATATTATATCTAGTTTCTTGAATTTCACTACTTGCTAAAAATGAAACGCCTGCATTGTTTTCTGGTGTAGAATTCGTTCCGGATATGTCTATCTTGGCATCAATGATTTCTTGTATTTCAATCTCAGACAGTTTTCTAATGACCCATGTTTGATGCCACTCATCGTCTTTAAATTCTGGTGTACCTTCTTCAACAGTTTCGTCTTCATTTAGTAAAGGTTGTGGTGTAGTTACTAATGGGTACACGTTATAATTGGCTAATAGTTCTGGATGCGGCATCTGACTATTTTGATAAATGACCGCATCAGGAACATCAGCGAACAACTGTTCCAACGTATAGTTGACAGGTATATTATTTTCTAATTTTATATGTCTCACTATTAAACTCCTACACTCGTGTTATTATTACTTGACCTGGACCAGAATGTGTAGCACCTGTTGCTATTTGACTGGTTCCTGCATTATAAGATCCGCCGCCGCCCCCGCGACCAGCATACGCCCAACCACCTGAACCGCCGCCAGAATAACCGCCTCCGCCACCGCCCCCGCCCCAACTTCCTGCGCCACCGCCAAAACCACCATCACCACCGTTTAGTACCAATCCGTTTGGACTAGTATATAAAGCAGACCATGTGAAATTGCCCCCGCAATAGTAACTCTGTCCGCCCAACCAACCGTTTCCGCCGCCGCCGCCGCATATTCCTTGGGAGAGACTAGCAGAACCACCAGTACCACCAGCGCCGCCGTTGTTTTGACCTGCGCTGCCACTAGTTCCAGTTTGTCCGCCTGATAGTGCTTGAGTTCCAACACCGCCGCATCCTCCACCACCTGCTGCTACTAGAGGATTGGTAGTTT